CGCCCGGGCGCCAATGTGCGTACGATAAAAAAACAAAAAAAGATTATTTTTCCGAGAGGAGAATCTCCTTCAGCGTTGCCGCCTCGTCTGCCGTGATATATCCTTTTGTCACGGCGTTGTCGATCTGCGTATCAGTGAGCCGGGCCTGTTTTCTCATGCTCTCGAAAAAGGGATACATTGCACTTGCCATCTCACACCCCCGATAATGCAATGATTGCATCTTCTAGTGCCGCAATACGGATCTTGTCGGATGGGGTTGGATCGGGTATCGGTTCCGGTATCGATACCCGCTTGCATAGATGTGCATCAGTATCCACTACCAGAAACTCCTGATACCGGCTGTTTCCTGAATCTGCCGGAATGCTCATACCATTCGGGCCTTGGATGCACTGGATATTACCGCTTGCATCTGTCATTACTTTGAAATCTGAAGGTTGAAAGGACACAGTGATCACAACTCCGCTATGAGGTATATTGTTCCCCCGGAGAGAAAAGTCGCACTAGTCATATTTGTTGACGTGAGCTGAAACGACCCGTTGTTTGTCCTTCCAGACCAGTCTGAAGCAGTGGCGGCATACCCCCCGACACCAAATACATTCACCGACAGAGAGGAGCTATAAAATGTTGGATTCCTCCGCATTTGAGGGTAATATATAACTACAAATCCGAGAGTGGGCGAAATAATTGGAACATACGGAAATCCTCGTGGCGCGTAAACATTGGTATACCACAAACACTTCGATAATACGGTTGGATATGTTTCAAACTCAAACGCCGTCGCCACACTTCCCAATTCCAACTGTAATTCTGTCTGGTAGAAGTTCTTGGTAGTGACAGCCCCACATTCGATCTTGATCTCGATCTCAATGCCGTTTGATACATCACCCATCGATACGTTTTCATATTTCAGCGTGGTTGCTGTTGCCGTTGGTACACTGATCGCACCGGAGTTTGAGATTGCCGTTACCGCTGCGAAATTATCAGCAGAATTGGCTTTCCGGACGTAGATCGTGTAATTGATATTGCTCCCGACATCGTGGTAGACATTTACGGAGAACGAGGCCGTCATGTCCTTGAATCTCGCCGCATCTTTCGCTTCAATACGGTGCCGGTGGTAGAGAATGCCCGTCCCGGTCAGGGTGACACCCGCGAATTTAAATCCATACCCGGAGTTCCCCGCCGCGCAGGTAGTACTCTGCCCCCACGTTCCCGCGCTGACTGCCGTACCGGTCACCATGCCCTCATGCCGGTCGGGGCCGGTGAGATCATCCACATCCCACGTATATTGATCTTTGACAAGCGTTTGGGCTGTAACGCGCTGGTTCACGCGGCAATCGCCGTTGATGATGGCATTGCGGGACTGTGGGAGTGACAGGAAATTGGCCCGTATCTGTGCATAGATTGCGGATGAGAACGACGATCGGATCCGAATCCCGGCCGGCCACGCATACGCCGCCCCGTTCGTCCCGTCAGCACCAACCGCACGGGTGGCAATATTCACAGTGCCCGGGCCGCTGGTCCCATCAGTACTTGTAATGATGCATTCTTCTGTCCGGAACTCAACCGCATTATCGGGCCCGAACTCGATCCCGGCGGTAAGCAAAACCCCGCCCTTGTAGAAAACCGCCTGTTCCTCGACTTCTACGGATACCGACCCCGCCGTCATATCTGATGTGGTCAACGTCGAAATACTATTTTTCTGGATATCTGGAAGTGCTGCATATACCATAGTTCAAACGCTCCTTTCTTTCCTCGTCACTGTGATTGCCATCGTTCGCGATCCTGCCGAATCAGTATATGTGATCGTATTCGTTCCCGGACCTATCAGGGGGAAATCTCCGGAGAAGTTGGCAAGGTCCGATACGCCGGCTTTCTCCACGGTGAAATCATCAGTATCGATCTCCAGCGTCTCACCTGCTCCAAGGGAACCGGCATAGACCATTGTGAGGGTTGGCGCTACCTGCGTAGTGTCTGGAGGACCATATGCAGTGATCGCCATCGTCACATTCCGGGAAACTTCATCGTCGGTATAGATCGCCGCACCACAATGTCCTAACGCGGGAAAGTCGCCATCGAAATCCCCGATTGCATTGGCGCCGTCGTTCAAGACGCTGAAATCTTGGCCATCGATGCAGACTGTTTTCCCAGCTGCAACTGATCCGCCGAACACCACTTCAACCGGGGGGATGTAATGGACTTGGGCCGGGGTGATCCCATCATCGCGATCCATGGGGGACCGGTCCAGCGTGCCACGGTCGAGCATCATAGTACGGTCCATCCCCCGATCGTGACCGTAAATCCAGCAATAGGCGAGGCTCCGTTATTCGTGATGCAGATCTTGCATGGCGACGCTACGGTACAGGTTCCCGTGACACTCAACGTGCCCGGGGAGGTGGTGATCGTTCCTGTCGTGACTTCCTCATCTTCGCGTCCGAACGGTTCATCCGCTACAAGATTGAGGGTGAATTCCGATACCCCGCACCATGCCCGTTCAAAGGGGATCTCTCCGGAGTACCGGACCGTGTAGGTGATCGTGGGCGAATCGTCGAATGTCAGCGATAACGCCTTTGGTTTCCCGTTCACATCCACAAGCGCCCGGGCGAACGCTTTGATCAGCACATCCAGGGCCGCCGCATCAGCACAATCCCGGAAATCGCAGGGAAGCGAGAATATGCGCTGCCCCACGTCTGAGTCGAACCAGTACACCCCCGCCCGGCCCGGGATCTCGACCGTGCGGTCCCGTGTTGCGGGGAGCATCGGCTGCCCCGGGCCGTATCGTAGTGTTACTGAATACGCACTTGCGGCGACACCATCCAAGGTAAATCCACCCGAATCTACCATTTTTGAGACCTCCGAACTTGAACCATCTCCCCCTTTGTGAAATAACACTTGCCCCCGTAATCTCTGTTGATTATTTCAGTAAAATATTGTTCCCAATAATCGCGGTTATGATTAGTTTTGGCATGACAGGATCCGTGACAAACCGGAACAAAAAGCGGGATTACATCAGCTGTGCAACACGAATCCTTCCTGAAATTAACATGGTGGACTGCGAGTTTTGTCTCATCGGGTTTCCAGACGTGCCCACACCCTGGCATCATACAACGATACCCGAAAAATGCTCGGACGCGCTCTTTAAATTCGTTGTTGAACTTCGGACAGTACGGCTTATATGAAATCCCCCCCTTCCAATTATGATTTTCTGCCCCGGTATTTTTACCCAGATGAGATTCGGTAAGATTCCGGCAATGTTCTTCTGAAAATCGCTTACCCAACCACGGTTTACCTCTTTTTCCAGCCTCACTTAATTTGTGAAGAATTTCTGGATTTGCCATTGCCTGTTTTGTAGCCTCACTTATCTTTTTGCGGGTCTCTTCCGAATGGTGTTTCCCGAGATGAAATTTATTCCCTTTATTCGCGATACTCATCTTAAGTTTGGACTCCTCCGTGTGCGGTACCCCTAATCTTGCACTGGGTTTTCCTTTATGAGATTCGCTGCATTTTCTCCGGTACTCTGGATCCTCCCATTGTTTTTTAACGATGTCGCTAATGCGCTTTCGCCACTCTTCATATTTTACCGGGTCTTTCGGGGCTACCATTACTTCTTCGCCTTGCGCCCCTGGTTCCAGTACGGCGATCTGCACTTCGGGCATGTTGTCGGTAACTTGTCCCCACGCTGCGCCCATTCGTGTCCACAACGGAGGCATTTTCTGACGTGAATCATACCTACTATGATATGCGTTGTATGTATATAGCGCTTCCGTCATCCGCATCTCCGTCTGTCTGCAAATGTATATATACTCGCGCTGTAATTTTGATTATACCATGAATGCAACTGTGAAGATGGTGGCGGTAATCGGGCTGGTCCTGATTGTCGGGTTCGCGTGCGGATACCTGTTTGCCGGTGCAACTGCCCCGGTACCACAGGCAAAAGCGATAATCGTCGAAGTCGTGAGTTATTCCTCGGATTCCTCCGGGGAAATGATCGCAGTGACTGACGACAATCAGACTCTTTCCGTGGATACGGCCGGGCTCCAACTCGGGACAAACACGACTTTCGTGAGAGAGAACAAGATTGAATCATGGGGGATCACCCTTCACAACATCTGATTTCTTTTCCTCTTTTTCAGGTTTGTTCGCATTGAATGCAACAATCACAAGGGCCTTGGCCGCCTCGTCGATGGGTAGATTTCCATTCACCGAATAACTCGTTGTGCCCTTTTTATCTGTTTCTTTTACTATTGTCAGAACTTCGATCATATCATATCACCACGTGCATAATGAGTGAGTTCCCCCTGACGGATCCTTAAAATATAAATGGCTACTCGTATGAAATATCGATCCTTTGGGGGCGGCAAGGGTATCTACATTTGAGTCGAGAAGCAACACCGTATGAGAAATTAATTCATAACCGGTAATACCTCCATCTGAGCACGTAATAGAATCTCCCGCGTCTATTACCCAAAATTCGCAGATGCCATCCCCAAACAATTTCCATCCTGATGCGTTGTGGACGTAATTGTTACTTTTTAGGGATCCGATAACATTCACAGTATTTCCGGAAGAGATTGTTGCAGCCGCAATCGTTCCCCTTACCGTCACATTATTGAACTCTGCCGATCCATCCCCGGAGATCTGGAATCCGGCAGAACCGGCGGAGAAATTCGATGATTTGATAACCCCATTACTGCCTGTAGTCCCGAGCGAGATGGTCACGGCGTTAAGCGTCGAGGTCTTAATCGCGGAACAACTAAGGGTGTTTGCCGTGATGTTCCCCCCATCGATCGTTGTGGTGCCAGTCGTGCGCCAACCATCGACCGTGAAGGTACCCATGACGGTTACCTGCCCGGCCCCGATTTGGACAGCGATGTTATTGACCACCGATGAGGTATCCGCAGACGCCGCCACGGAATCAGCGAGGGTCTTGGTCACGTTCGCCAGTTCAACCGATACATTGCGGGCATCGGACAGATCGGTTGTAACGGAGCACACCTTGACGTTGACGTTCAGATCGTTGAGATCCGAATTCACGACCCGGACAATCTGCCCGATCTCCAGGTCTTCCAGGTCGAAATCATAATCAGGATGTACCGCAAGATTTACCACATCGACGGTGTAGGAAAACACCGGGTTCTTGTACTCAGTCAGGACTTTTTGCGCCCACAACAGAAGGGTGGTCGGGTGAATAATCCGCTTATCGGTGATCCGCCGGATCTTGACGCCATACGCGGTCTGGCTGGTCGCATCCTCAATGTACTCGTGGGCCTCTCCAGCGTCCAGGAGCGTAAGCTGTGCTTCCGTTTCCCCACATCCGTAGGCGTACAGCTTGTTTACCAGCTCGGTATAATCCCGTTTCCGGGTCACCGCTTTCATATTTTTCTGGTACCGGATCTCACGGGTCGGGCTGCCGGTCGGTTCAGTGTACCAGTTCAGCGCCCGGTTCTCATCAACTTCGATATACCCCCCAAGATACGACACGCATTCGAGGAGCGCCTTGAGGATGTTGGTGTTATCGACGGCGACAACAAACGTGGTGGTCGGGTGGATCGTACCGACCGTGATCGCGGGGCTGAATTCCTGCTTAGCGAGCAGCGCGGTAACAATCGCTGTCGGGGTCAGTGGCGTGGCCCCGGTATCGTAGGAGATGTTATCCTCCTTCGTGAGTTGCGCCATCGCGCCGGAATAGTTGCATTCCAGCACGGACCCGGACGATCCCCAATTTTCCGTGCAGTCGTCCAGGACAAACAGACCTTCAAACCGGCCCTTGACAATGTTCCAGATCTTGATCTCGTAAGCGGTCGATACAAAATCTGATTTGGGATCACCTACCGGGATGGAAAACGAGAGCGTAGGAGCGGTATTGATCTTCTCGGTGCGCTTGATATCATACGCATTTTCCAAGACCGCCGCCTTCGCTCCCGCCTGCGTGAACGCCCAAACCTGGTATGCCATTTTATGCCCCCAGATGTTCGCGTATCCAGATCAGCGCGGCGGCGATTACCAGTGCCAGCCCCACGGCGACCATGATCATGCGGGATTCGCTCATGATGAGATCCCCCGGGCCCGGTTCTCACGGGAGATCTGCGCCAGCAATTCCCGTGAGATCAGTTTAATGTCGTTGTCGTTCCGGACGTTGAAGGTGTTGCCGGTAATAACAATGCGCTCGCCGGCATTACCGAGGGGCGTTACGGTTGCGCCGGTCGGAAGCGTCAGGATTTCCGGCCCGGACTCCCCCACCATAACTTGTCCGGCGCTTGTGATATTACCGCCTTCGGCCAGGCGGGGGATGGAGGATATTCCGAATCCACTTCCAGCAAGGCCCCCCAACGACGAGACGGCGTTAAAGCCGTAGATAATCGCATTGAGCCCATCAATTACCGTGTTGATCGGCCACTTGATCGCATCGACAATGCCCGATACAATCCTGCCGATTGCCTCTGCTGCCCACTGGAACGGCTTAATCATATTAGTGCCGATCTGGTCGAAGTTGCCTGACACGAGCGCGATGATGCCCGCCCCCAGTGATGCCAGAGGCGAGGCGATTATCAAGAGAACATCCTGTGCCCATTGAGGAGCAATATCCCCGAACATCGCACCAAGATTACTGATAATATCCAGGGCCCCCGTTTTCATCAGCACCCAAACCCCGGCAAGACCAAGGGCAATGCCTGCGGCAATCCCGGCGAACAGTGAGCCGGATAAGACCGCCCCGGCTTTTGTGAGGATGGGAGTGAGCCACGCCCACGCCAGCCCGAACGACTTTACAAGGTCCGGAAGTTGCGCCAGTGCCACAACAAGCGGCCCGCCAATGGCAAGAGCGCCCGATACATCAGATATCGGACCAGCTGCTGTACCTGCTTGAAGGGTGAGTTTTTCCATTGCGGATGCGAGCCGGTCCGTTGCCGAGATCGCTTTCTCATTGGCGTCGGCGTAGGCTTTTGCAGCGCCTGCGGATTTTGTCAGGATATCTTGCTGTGCCGACGCGTAATCAGCATCTGAGATACCGAGCGACGTTACAACATCCGTCTTTCCGGGTGCCGGTTTCGCGGCCTCTTCCCTTAATTTTTGTAGTTCTACCGTCTGCTCTGCGATCTGAGCGTTAGTGTCCTCAAACCGATCTGCATACGATTCCTGCACCTTTGCGACGGCTTCAGCAGTATCCAGAGTTGTTGCCAGTTCTTTGTTGTAATCTTCGGCGGCCTCTGTAGCGGCTTCTTGGAGATCTTCGCGCCGTTCCGCGTATTGCTTCTCTACCGCTGCAACCTCTTTGGTCGTGTCCTGGATCTCTGCCAACCGCTCGTTATACTCTTCGGTACTTTCAGCGGCATCGTCCGCAAGATCGGCCCGCCGCTCAGCGTACCGCTCTTCGAGATCGGCAACCTTCTTTGCATTGCCCGCCCAATCCAACGGGTTAAGGCGGGCCTCGTACTCGAGATCTGCTTTTTCCTTTGCGTAATCCGCTTCGAGATCCGCGAGGGCTTCGGCTTCCCGCTTCTGCTCTTTTGCCCGGTCCTTATCCAGCGCCGCTACATCCTCGGTGGTGTCCTTCGCTTCATTGAGGGCATCCTGATAATCTTTTTCGAGATCGATCAGATCCTTTTTGGCATCGGCAACCTTTTCATTGTAGGCAAGTTCAATACGGGCGACCTCTTTTGATGTGTCAGCGGCATCTTCAAGTGCTCGTTTGTAATCGCGTTCGAGGCGTTCCAGTGTTTTCTTTGACGATGCAAGGGACTTTTCCGCCGATACGACGTTCTTCGCGGCATCTTCTGATTTTGTCAGCGCCGAATTGTAATCCGATATGGCAGTACGGAGTTTTCGTACTGCCACGGATGCCGGGATCCCCGCGTTGGTCATCGCCAACAATAAGGCTTCAGTATCTTCGAGCGAGAACCCAAGGCTATTGAGGGTTGTTCCGAGTGATCCGAGGACTGATGCAAGTTCGCCGTAATCGATCAGGCTGTTGTTGACGAGGTACGCGATGGCGTCCATGTGGTCGCCAACCTCAGTCAGCGGGATATCATAGGCATACATCGCGGGTATCATCGAATCCGCAACCTGTGCCGCTGATGCCCCTACCGCATCTCCGAGGGTATCGAAGTCTTTGGCAAGCGCCTGTATCGTTGCGGTGCTGGTTACACCGGCCCGACTCAATAGGCTGAATGTCGATACCACATCATCAAGACGAAATCCAGCATCAGAAGTACTCAGCGCGAGATCCCGCATCTCATCAGTGGTTGATCCGATGGTAAGAGCGGTTACACCCAGCCGGGCATTCATTTCAGCGGCGTACTTCGTAGTGGTTGCGATAGTCAGGGCCGCACCCTCCATCGCGATGCCGATAGCCAAAGCGTATTGCTTGATGACCTGTTGGCCCCGGGCAAATGATTTCTCTACTTTCGAGAGTTCAATATCCGCTTGTCCGAGCCCTTTGATCAGCCCGTCAATATCAGCCGTGATTGGGAAGGATAATCCTTTTGCGAACGCTTCAAGCCCCATCTACTTCTTACCTCCTTTTGTTGTAGATTTCCACGCTGCCGCCATGACGTTATAGATCCTTTGCGCCGCTCCGAGCCGGTCCTGTTGCGGTTGTGCTGCCTGAGATGAGCTGGATCCCAACGAGGGGAAGAAGTCGGACGCTTTGTAAGGCGTTGCCCGCCGCTTCTTATCGCGGTTGACGTTGGCAATTACCGCCGCAATTGTTCCCGCCCTGAAGTTTTCCATTTTGTCCTGCTCCTCTTTCCACTTGATCCGCTCCCTGATATACGGGATAAACTCTGCCGGGGTAGAGTCCCAGAACTCTGCCGGGGTTAATCCACCTATGCCGTATGCGAGCCGCTGGTGCTCGACGAGCATTTCTTCGATGGTTTGGTATCCGCCTTCGCTGTGGGCAGTACTGCCTGTTCCGGGTTTCCCGTATCAATCCCCCGTGATAAGGATTCAAGCCAGACCCCGGCTTTCAGGATCTTGTTGCCTTCTTTGATGAACTCCACGAACCCTTTTTCCGTGATGAACTGCTCGCAGATATCACCGGCCTGATTCAGCGTTACGGACTGCGATCCATACGCATTGATGCAGGACCAGATCAGCGCCCGATATGCAGGGAATGGCTGACTTTTCAGGTCTTCCAGCGTTGCGATCTTATTGTACTCGGCAAATGCGTTGTAGCTGACCCGGAGGTTGTAGACCTTTCCACCAACCTCAAAAACATGATGGTTCCTGCCTTCGCTCATCGGTCACCTGCTCACTGATGGTTGGTCGGTCCGAAGTACACGCGGAGCCAGTAGATCCGGGGCGTCTTGTTAAGTTCGGTGACGGTTATTGATACCATCGTTACGGCACCGGTGCCGGTGTTCAGGGGGATTGCTGCTGATGCTGCACCAGATGCAACAATCGTATCGTTGACGCGGATCGTGCCGGCGGTTGCGGTCGGGGTGATGGCAATCGATGTGTTATCCGCATACGCCTCTACTGCGTACTCGTAGACAGCCGCTGCCGCTGCCGGGGAGGGCGTGAGGGCGTTTGAATCGTCATCCGCAATCGTGAAGAATGTGCTTGTCAGACCAGCGCCGAGCGTGGTGATCGGGGCCATCTTGTTGTTGACCGTGGTTGCCAGTTCGATGTGTGCGATAGCGCCCTCATGTACGAGTTTCGCTGACTGGATCTGACCGGACCAGGGGAATGAATGCCCGCCGCTGTGGAAGTCGGGGGGGAACACCATCGACCAGGTGTGCATTTCACGGTCGTATATTTCAGCCAGAAGGTTGTTCTGCTGAGTGGAGCCGTTGTATTTCAGGTTGAACGTTGCGTTGTCGTGGTCAATCAGCCCGATCAGCTTGGTTTTGACCCCATCAACGTTGTTTTGCGCTGTGGTGTCGATCTCTTCGCCGTTCGCTCCGAGCGTTGGCGGATCGTAGATTTCTCCGAGTGCGATACCGTCCATCAGGATGTTGGTCCCGAGGGTTGACTGAATTTCATCTGTCATGGTTTTTATCTCTCCTACTTGTATGAATAATG